CGATCCCAATGAAATTTTTTTCACACCGTTTGAGCCAAAATTACAGAATCGCTTTATCATGTATATTGAAGGCGTTCCTGCATATTTGGTAAAAGGTGCTGGTAGACCAAACATTAGTTTCAATCCAATCACACTTGACCACATCAACGTCAAACGTAAAGTAAAGGGAAAGGGTGAATGGCAAGATATTTCAATAAAATTGTATGATCCTATCGTGCCTTCCGCTGCTCAGGCAACAATGGAATGGGTGCGTCTTTCACACGAATCTGTAACAGGTCGTGATGGTTATTCTGACTTCTATAAGAAAGACATAACACTTCATGTTCTCGGTCCTGTTGGTGATAAAGTTGAAGAATGGACACTTAAAGGTGCTTTCATTACTGCAACAACATTCGGTGAAATGGATTGGGCAAATGATGCTTTTGTTGAGATTTCTCTCACACTTGCATATGATTATGCTATCCTCCAATACTGATTTTATTATCATATTGAAATTGAAATAAAATACGGGTATACTGATTTTTTCGGTATACCCATATTTATATTTGTAAAATAAAACGTTTTATTACAAACAATGTTATAGGATTTAAGTTATGACAAAAATTCCAACCGGTTACAATGTAGCCAATGAAGAAGTTGTTTCGGATGCCGATATTAAGGCACAACTTTTAGCTGAACACAAACAAACTAATGTTAAAAAATCTAATTTTCCAACAGAGTTAATTCCATTGCCTTCAAAAGGTCTTTTGTATCCAGAAGGTCATCCTCTGGCAGAAGGAACTATTGAAATGAAATATATGACTGCTAGAGAAGAAGATATTTTAACATCACAAAATCTTATTAAACAAGGTGTGGTTTTAGACAAATTGTTTGAGTCTTTGATTGTTACCCCTATCAATTACAACGACTTGTATGTTGGTGACAAAAATGCAATTATGGTTGCTGCTAGAATTTTGGGATATGGAAAAGATTATACAGTTCAAATTGATGATCCTTTTTCACCCGGCAATAAACAAAATGTTACAATAGATTTAACTCAAATTGAGCACAAGGAGGTCGATTATTCGCCATTTGAGAACAGAGCAACCGAATTTGATTTTGAACTTCCACTATCTAAGAGAAATATAACTTTTAGATTTATGACACATGGATTGGAAAGACAGATTCAATCAGAGATAAAATCAATCAATAAATCAGTTATTAAGTCTGGAATTGATAGGGATTTAACAACAAGACTCAAACATATTATTACATCAGTTGATGGTGAAACTGGTAGAGTTGCTATAAATAATTTTGTTGATAATGAATTGTTTGCAGCGGATTCGAGAGCATTGAGGTCATTTATGAAGGAAATCTCACCTGATTTAGACCTATCGTTCACCTTTATTTCGGATATTACTGGTGAGGTTAAGGAGATAGACATACCCATAGAGGTATCATTTTTTTGGCCTGGCACCTGATTATAGATTAGGTTTACATGAAGAAATCTTTTCTTTATGTTATTATGGCAAAGGTGGTTTTACTTGGGATGAAGTTTACAATCTTCCAGTTCATTTGAGAAGATTCTATATCAATCAAGTTAAAAAGGCAATGGAAGAAAAGAATAAGGCAGAACACGCTGAAGTATCTAAACATAAAGTCAGTATGCCTACATTTTCAAAACCATCAACACCTAGACGATAATTTTGCGGTTTACATATTTATAGGATATGTAGACCGTTTTTATTTTATTAGTATTTGTAGAAAAACGTGGCATCAAAAGAAGACGTAAAACTTGCCTCTGAACTAAAAGATTTAACTGAAACACGAATTGAATTAGAAAAACAAATCGTTGAACAGAAAATCAAAATGGGATCGGAGGATAAAAAATCAATAGAAAATATCAAGAAACTTGTATCATTAGAAGCACTTCGTATGGATTCCGTAGAGAAGGAAGAAGAAGTGCGCAAAAAAATTCAAGATATAGAAAAGGAATCTGAAAAAAGAATAAAAGAATTTGAAAAATATGAAAAAGAATCTCTAGGCAGAATACAGGAAGAAAATAAGGGCACCGATGACCTAAATAAAAAAAATAACCAAAAAAAAGAAAATGTAAAACAGGCAAATAGATACGCTAAAGAACAAAGAGATATAACAGTAGAACTGAACTCTCACATGGGTGTATTGAATGATAAAGCAAAAGGCCATGCCGCTGTTTTATTAAAAACTGCGGGTGTTAATGATACAATCGCAGAATCTTATACAACAATAGCACATCAAATCAAAGAGGGGTATGCCGGCAGTGAAAACTTCATGTCAGTCGTGGATGAGACACGGAACATAACCAGTGATGTCTCTAAATTATATGCCGAATCTATCGATCAAACTGGTCAAATTGAAAAGGGCTCTGCAAAAATAGTAGATACTGATAAAGCTCGTCAAGATATTGCTCTAAAACGTTTCCAAATTGAAAGTGGTCAATTAGGATTGAGTGCATCAGAACAGGCAATGACATTGAAAATTCTTCGTCAAGATGAAGAAAGACTTAATACTATAGATCAACAAAATAAATACATAGAAGCACAAAACTCAAAAATGGGGATGATAAATGATATAGGAAGTAAATTGGGAACTTCTATGTCATCTTGGGTTACTAAACTACCCGGTGGTGAAAAAATTTCAAAACTTATCGGAATTGATAAAACTGCCGATAACATGAATAAGTCATTCACATCTGCCATCCAAAATGGTCTTCAAGGTAATTTCAAAACTGCTTTTGCTGAAGGCGCTAAGGGTCTTGGCAGTATGATTGCAATGGCTCCAAAACTTGTTGCCGGATTAGGATTGGGTGTATTAGCTGGTGGTTTTGGTTTATTGGCAAAAGGTGCAAAAGGAGTATTTAATGTACTGATGGAAGTTGATGGTGTCATTGCTCAAATGGGTAAAGACTTCGCCATGGGTAAAAAAGAAGCCGGTCAGTTATACCAACAAACTGTTAAAATGTCAAATGAGTTGAAGATAACTGGAATAAACTCAAAAGAAATTGCAGAGGGTATTCAAGTTGCAAGTGAGGCATTTAATGGTATAGATGTTGCATCACAGATAATGTCAGGTAACAAAGAACTCGAAGGTTTTGTAAAACAAGCGGCTGTTTTAACAAAACAATTTGGATTATCTGGTGCTGAAGTTGCAAGGATAAAAGATATAGCAACCATTACTGGAACATCAATGGATAAACTTGTAAAAGAATCCGTTGATATGGGTAAGGGTGTTATGAATGCCAAAGAATCTATGAAAGTTCTTGCAGGTATTCCAAAAGAAGTTGCTGTTGGTTTCAAAGGAGCATCCAAAGAACTTGTTGCTGCTGCTCAAAAGGCAAAATTATTAGGAACTGATCTTAAGAAAATAAAAGATATTGGTAGGGGAATGTTAGATTTGGAATCATCTCTAACTGCAGAATTTGAGGCACAGGCAATCACCGGTAAAAATATGAACTTGGATGCCGCAAGAAGATTTGCAATGGAAGGTAATATATTCGGACTACAAGAAGAATTGCTTGATAAGGCAGGTTCACTTGAAGATTTTACAAATATGAATGTCATTCAACAAGAGGCATTTGCTAAGGCAATGGGTATGTCTGTTGAAGAAATGACAGATATGCTTACTAACGCAGAAAAACTTTCAAATGCAGGTATTGATGCAGATTATGCAGAAAAATTAAGTAACATGCAATCGGCAGCTGAGCTTGAAAAGGAAATGGCCGGTGCAAAGAATCAAGAACAAAAAGATTACATTGCCCAACTTGCTGCTGAAAAACGTTCTGCTAGTTTGAAAGAATCAATGGCAGATGCTGTTGAAAAATTAAAACAAAAATTTGCTCCTGTAATAGATGCCATAGTTCAAATGGTTAGTGGATTAGAACAGGGTTCAGACAATGTTTCCATATTCCAAAAAATGTTAGACGGTATTGATATGGATGCAGTTGCGGCCGGTATAAAAGAAGCACTTCCAAAAGTAATGACAGCCGTTCAAGGATTGATTAAAAATCTTCCAAAAATAATTGAGATGATTACAGGACTGATAGGCAAATTCAGTGCAATAGCTGGTGTAGCTGGTGGTGCTTTTTCATTTTTAGGACCAACAACTGCTGGTTTAGGTGTAATGGCATTAAAAGTTGCAGGTCCTGGTGGTATAGCCGCTGGTTTTTCATTGGTAGGAAAGGGGGCAATGGGATTATTTGGAGTCATAAAAGGTCCACTTATGGATGGAGTTGGTAAGTTAGCTGGATCCGTAACGAGTGGTTTAGGTGGTGCATTTGGGAAGGTTGGTGAAAAAGCTGGTGCCCTTGGATCTAAAATAAAAGATATGGCTGCAAGTAAAGCCGGTGATATGGCCGGTGCAGGTGGTGGTAAAAAGGCAAAAATGCCAAAGGCAAAAGCCGGAAAAGGTGGCGGTGGAATGATGGATGGTATAGCGGATTTTGTTAATAAAGTAG